ATGATGCCCATCCCAACATCAGGATTTTGTGGGTTGTAGTTTCTTAAAAAAATAACCTCATCAACTGTATAATCTTTATTGAATGAGCCAATAGTATAATTATAACCGGTGATAAGTCCTTGAGCATCTCTCCTAACCTTGAAATATTCTGGTCTAGCCAAATACATATTTGTAGGCACTTTGTCCGATGGGTTTACTTTCTCTAAAATCCAAGGGGACGCACCCAATAAATCACGATAGATAGCCGACAACTGAAAGAAATTGTATTTAGTAGTTTCCGGATTAACACGATAGAGCAAATCCAATAATTGGTGTTCTAACAATTCAACGACCTTTCCGGCCTTTAATTGATATAACTTAAATTCTATTTGAGCCAAACCCGATGACCGCTTTGCGACACAGGCATAAACCCAAGACTTGTAGAAATCAAGAGCATCACTTCGAGTGATGATTGAATTCAAAATGCCCGAGTTATAAAAAAAAGACAAAGGAACGCTTTTCTTCTCTGTCCGGTTGAAAAATTTTTCAATAAATCCCATATTATTTTTGTGAGTTAAATTTAACTATCTAAATTATAGCACAAATTGACACTTGCGACAATCTATAAATCAATAATGTCAATGGCAACTCTTGGCTTAACAATGAAACGCATTCTCATCATAGCCATATCGGAGAAATCCGGTGATCGTCCAATATTCTGTTTGACTGTTTTCTTATCAACCAAATAAACTGTGCCATCCTTGTCGGTATCTCTTTGTTTTACTTGACCCATTTCCTCGATGAAATCTTGTTTGTCCTCATCACTAGCAAAAGCATCTTCATTGATGCCAATCTCTCCGGCCTCTGCTAATTCGGCCATCTTAAAATAGCATTGAGTTTTTAGATTTCCGAAATTGATATAATATTCTCCTTTTGCCTTTCTTCGTTTCTCGTCTTTGGTTAAGAATGCGGAACTGCCATTTAAGAAACCAATGCATCCCGGGATGTTATCGACAACACCGCCACCGACCCCATCCTCATCAAGAACGATATGCGAAAAGCGAACATTGTGCTTTTGAGCAAACTTCATAATCCACTCGGCTGATTTCTTGGTCGATGACCTTATCTCATAGGGTATCATTGCCACCTTAATCAGTTGTAAGCCATGCCATAGACCAATGGGCATATTATCTCGACCTTTGCGAGAAACATCACCAGTGATGAACCTGTTGCTCTTATCTTCGACCTTAGTGGTGAATAGGTCTTGAATAACCTCGAATGAAAACAAGATTGATGGGTCGTCATCGTATTCCCAATTACCATTGAGCAATCTCTCTCGAGTTGCCTTGTCCTTAATCTTAGTCAACTGAGTTATATAACTCGAACTCAAAAACTTATTATCTGCCGCCAATGCTTTAATAAACTTTTTATGTGTCTCTAACTTCCCATCTTTATCGGGTTTGTAGAATTCCGAATAGGGCCATTCCTTTGTAGGATTACAAGACCCGAGAAGTTTAGGGGTCAATCCGTATTTATCGAGATTGTATCTAATACGAGAAGTCAAGATTGACCAACACTTAAAAGAAATCTGGCCGACTTCATCAACGAAACCGCCAGTCAATTCAAGAGAACCGAGTTCATCATATTCTGGGTCGGATGGTTGATGAGCCAAGTCTTTTAATAATATTTCAGCACCACCCCGAAAGGTGATGATGCTATCTGATGAGTTATATTTATAATCAACACCGGCTTTCAATCCCCACTCTCGACAAACTTGAAAGAAAGTTCTCAATGTTGTTTCCTTTAATCTCTTTAATTTTTTACGACCAATCAACCATCTTGTTTCGGGATACATTCCACACATTAAAATAATCCACGATACACCAAGACGAGATTTGCCCCCTCCTGCCCCACCACCAAACAACAACTCGGTTGTCATATCATCTAACAGGCATTGCCAAGCCTCCTCTTGTTTGATTGTTTGTTCCCAGTTGCATTCTTTCATTTTTATTTTCCTTTTGAATTTATGATCGTGACACGGAATGGCTCGGCCTCATCCTCATTTTCTAATCCGAGTTTTGGTCTAAACTTCTTTATTCGATGCGAGGCATAGAACCTCAACATGTGACCATCGTTTTGAACTATCTTCTGTTTTATCTTGTCCTCGACTATGGTATTAAAACTATCATCAATATTTTCGACTGCTTGTTTGAAATCTTTATCTTCCTTTAACCAAATATAAAATATTGCAGTAGAAACATCTGCCTTAGCAAGTGCGGTAGTGACAATGCTATAACTTTTTCTCAACTCATCGAGAACCCTCAACTTTGTTTTAGCAACTCTATTTTTTGCTTTTGAAATATCTCTATTCAAAGTATCTCTCGGAATTGTTTTACTGCTATCTAAGTTATCTAAGTCATCACCTTTCCCCTTTGATGCCTTTTTATTCTTTTTAGCATCTTGAGTCTTGATGTTGACCTTGAATGTTTGTTTATTTTTTGACTCTTTGCTTTCCATATTGTTCCCGTAGAGCCTTAACGAACCCCACTAATAAATTACTTATTAAAATAATCCATATCACTTGACCAAAGGTAAAACTTCCACCGATTAACTTTAGGAAATAATACCCAATGACGGACTCGACTAATGTTAAAATGATTGTGACGATTATCGCGATTAAAATAACCGAGATTGTTTCTGTGCTAAATTTCATAAGTTAGCGAATGACTGGCATATCTATTCCGTGATTTCTTAGGAATGTGTCCGCCCTCTCATCCTTGTTTTGATTATAAATATTATTGATGATGTCGGTTGCTCGACCATACCGGCAAAAGAAACCACAATCGCAAGAATAATTCTCGTTTGGTTTCCGTTTTAATTCAGCCCCACACGCAGGGCAAATATTTTCTCTTAAATCTTCCCATCTCAAATTGCTTTTCATATGTGTCCTGCTTTTCTTGCCCTCCGATATTCTTGTTTGAAAATTTCTCGGTGGTATTCTTCCTCTGTCATTCCTGCACCCCAAAGAAATAACCATAACCCAATGTCGGCGACTCTATCTTTTATAAAACCTTTGATAGTTTGATGTGGCATATAAGCCTATTATAGCACTAAATTCCTTTAATTGGTATTTGAACGACCGGATTGATTGACGGATTTCCTCCTTGAGTCTTTCTTTGAATTCTCACAATCGACTTGCCCCATTTTTTTTGAAATAACTTAGCTTGATTTTCTTCTTTCTCCATAGTGCGATAACTGGCACATCCTCCTCGCTTTTTAATATGAGCAGAAACATAATGATATTTATTAAAACGCAATATCTTTCGGAACTTTCTCAACACTTGAATTGAATAGTCATAATCTTCTTTCAATCCTAGTCTTTCATCGAACCTCAAATCTTTGTCTTTTATAATACCCATACAAGGGCCGAGAATAACGGATGATAAGCTCAAAGGCGAATATTCACGATAAAACTTTTTATCGGATTGAAGATTGATGCCGAATAGTTTAGTTCCGGCCTCCTCTGTCATGCGAAAGAAATTCTCCATCAAATCATAAACCTCCCCCTCTGTCATCAACGACATTTCGCACTTCTCATAATAGCCGAATTGTTTAATGTCATCATCGAGCAATAAAACATTTTGACCTTTGGTTTTATCTAACATGTAATTTCTGATCGTGGCCATTCCTTTTCCGGCCATATCATCGGGGATGGTAATAATTTTATTCTTATTGAATTTGCGATATTCCGCCGCCTCGAATTCGTGACAAAAAATAATGCCTCGACTAATCCATTTGGCAGTCTGGCAATCATTTGCTCTTTTATAACTTGGTATAGCAATTTCAAACATAATTTTATAATTAAATTAACCGAACCGCATCACTCCCATCCCCCGCCTTTCCGGTTATCAGCATAGTGTTCGCTGGGTTTATTTTACTGATTAAACATTTATCGCACCACCTATCAACACCACAATCACAAATTCTTTTGACTGGCTTTAATCCGTAGGCTTTTAATATCTGCTTAAACATAATTTTTAAGTTTTTTGTTTATGAGTTAGATGCCACATATTACATTGAAAACAATGATAGCACCGGACTATTCTCCCGAACTTCTTTTTGATGTGATGAACTTTATAGATCGCATCTTTTTTTGAATATCTATTTTTTTCAGCACATACCACATTATTATTTGTTAGTTTACAATTAGTTTACAATTAATAACCGAAATCTTCCTTTTTCCAAACCTCCGAAAATATCTTCCAATATTTTATGCCATCGAACGGATGCCGAAATCCATAGACCCACCAAAAAACTTTTAGCTTTAATTTATACATATCACTTAATCAACTTCAAAAACTTGTCACCGGAAAGAACTCGCCCCGTGCCTTTTCTTTTATAATCAGTTTTGCTGTCTAATGCTTGAACTGATTTCAATCCGAGTTTATCTTCGGCAGTTAGCCAATCGATTGAGTTATTAAAAACAAAAACGATGTAGTTATTTTCCTCTAAAACTTCACTGGTAAATTCTTCCTCCTTGTCGATGATTTCGTCATCAAACATCTTGGCCATTTCTTTTTCTAAAAAACCGACCTCAGCAAGTAATTCCTTATCGAGTCCGGCTAATAAAGAGGCATCGAATTCGCCTTTGTTTTTATTTAGTCTTAAATTTAATTCTTTCTCATCCCTCTCATTCAAATCAACCTCAACACAAGGCACTTCGAGATAACCAAGCGACTTGGCGATTGCTAGTCTTTGATGACCACCGACCACGATGTTAATTCTTTTTTTGTTCATGTTGACCACAATCGGCTCAACAAAATCAAATTTCTTAATTGACTTGCTTAACTCTAATTTTTCCCTCGACCCAATCTTGCGAGGATTATACCCCGCAGGAATTAGGTCGGCCACTTTTCTATTAACGATTTTTAAGTTATTTTTTGGCATATTCGTTGATGTCTGAATTTATAATCAAAATTGTTTTAATCTTCTTTCCCATAAACTCACCGGACTCACTGATTTTCTTGAATGCACGATTTGCTTTTTCAATTATTTCCTTAGCATCTTTCTTATAATTGAATTCTTGGTCATCATGCACTTTGAACTTTGTGCGAATATCTTTCTCAATGGCCGCGAAATTCTTAAACTTAGCCCCGTGGAACATTCTCAAGAAAGGATTTGACTCAACCTCAACCGGAATGTTTATCAATGTCCTTTCATTCGTGTCATCAGCGAATGTCACCACAATAGGCAACACCCCAATCAAAAAGAATTTCACATCCTGTCTAATCTTCCCCTCGATTTTTTTATACTTACCATTGAAATCAACTTTGAAAAATAAATTTTTTCTAATCATCTCCGAAAAATCCATAAAATTATTGCTTAATTTTGTAAATCACACCACCGACTTTGACTGTATGCTTTTTAATGCCATACAATCCGCCGAAACTTTCAATCCCCTCCTCATTAAAAATCAACTTGGCCACTCTCTGCCATAAAAATAATGGCAGCCATTTTGGCTTTGTATTTAGAAAGATAATAAAAGAACCCTCAAAACCTTTTCTCATTTTTCGTCTTAATGACTTTTCTTTTTTTCCGTTCATATTATTTAGCAAATGAAAATTTATTAGCGAGATTTTTTCTCATATCGGCCAACTGCTTATCAACTCGAGCCTGTTCTTCTGGTGTGCGAGGCTTAGCCATCTCCTTGAGTTGGTCTTCGACTGTTTTATTCCTAGCGACCTCATCCGAATTTCTTTTAGCCTCCCGACTAATTTCTTTATCTGATGGCAATGGTTTTGGTTTCTCCCACTTCCGAGCATTAGCAATCCAAGTCGCCCATCGCTGTTTGATTGAAAAAGTTTTCTGTTTCTGCCAATGTTGTTTTTTACTTCCATCATTGGTGGCCATAAAATAATCAAGGAACTTTTGTCTTTCTTCTTTCATCGCCTCCGGCAATACTCCAACCGCCTTGTCGAATTTTTCAATCAAGGTGTCATCTGTTTGAGTAGGACTTCCGACAATCCCATCGATTGAGATTAACGAGAAAATCTTTCTCTTAGTTTTATCTTCTCGGAGAATTTCTGTTTTAATAAATCCTCTTTCCTCTAAACTTGAAATCAATCGACTGACTTGAGTGACCGAGATGTCAAACAGTTTTGCGAAATAATCATTTCTCGCCCAACAGTAGCCCTCGAAATTACTCAATGCTGTTATTTCCGCAAATAACAATTTAGCGGTAGAACCAACCTTTTTGTCATATCTGACGGTTGCGGGAATGACTGCCCAAAAATTGGGTCTAACAATTTCTTTGTCCTCTTGCATATATATTTATATTATACACTTTTTTATAAACTCTGGCAAACCACTATCTCGACACGGGGGTCACTTCTATCGACTCCACCGGTTTCATAATAGGTGGAACGAATGAAGTCATCATTGTCATCGGGTATGCACTTAAATTCAACAAGAGCATCGCAGAAAAACTTTTCAACTATCGACAGAACATTTGCCCTGTCACTCTTTCGATTTTGTCCTTTGTAGAGAGTAAATCTTAAATCGATAGGTGTCTTTAATTTGAGATTTCCCAATTGGTCTTGCATTAGATCGTGGTAAATAACTTTCATCTGGTTATTGACCATAAAATTTAAGTTTCGATAAATGTTCATGTTCAATGCAATCTTTTTATCTTTCTTTGTTTTTCTAGGCAAGGTGACGCTAACTGGACTAATAATGTTTATAGTAGCCATAAATTTGACAAGCTAAATTTTGTTTATAAGATTGGAGGTTTAATGACATCAGTCATTTCCTCCTTGAGAGTAGATGAATATTTGCCTCTTAGATAACTATCAATCTGCCTCCAGTTGGTTTTAGGCATCCTTGCGACTAAATCATCAACATTGGCACGAATAATGGCTCTAAACTGATTGTAGGCCTTATCTAGCCCCTTTCCTCTATGATGATAAGTGCAAACCGGAACGATGGCCCAAGCCTCATTGATTTGCACCTTATAAGTAAATGCATGTTCCCATTCAACTCGCCCCTCGCACTCACAGCCTCGACCAATGGTCCCGTAAATACATTTCTGCATAAACGGGTCATTGGCAATCTCTGCCCTTAATTTGGGCGGTATAGGCCTCATAGCGAGATGTTAGGCACTTTCTTCTCAAAGATATTCACTCCCTTAATAACACGAACTCCCGAGGCGACTGCCTTTCTGATAAGTCTTTCATCGACTATCAAGAATTCTCTTGGCACATCATTAGGATTGATAACTTCAAAATCGATGACTGTTTTCATTCTAACCGAACCGGCCTCCGTGTGAACAGTTTTCGCCTGTTGAAAATCACTGCCATCAAATTCAAACTCATCTTTCTTAATTTCTCGTTGAGCCTCTTTTAATTCTTTGGTTGAAATTTCTCCTGCCTCCTTTTGAGCAAGTAATTCAGCATCTCTTTTAGCCTTGTCTTTTTCAAATTTGATGCGGTCTTTTTCTTCTTGCTTTTTTCTCGCGATTGCTAATTTCTTTTCCTCCTCCGTTGAATATCTAACCAGTTCAGTTTTGACTATCGCCTCCATCTCCGTCAATGGTGTCGATGCACCTTTGAATTCAGCATTGATTGCACTAACTTGGTCATTCAATGGCTTAACAAAAAACTGCCTCAATTCTTCAACTCTCTTTTTTCTAGCAACAATTGATGATAGAACAATAATCGCCTCTCGATTATCATCTGTGTTTTTAATTTTCAAACTCTTGACCTTAGCCATCATCGAACTACTGTCCTTTTGGATTTCCATAAGAGTGACACCTTTTTCCTTGATAGGTGCGACTTCTTTTTTTTGCTTGACCTGCATAAAATTTTAGATCGTTAAATATTTTTTATAAAAGATGTTTGCGAACTTCATCGCCCGTAATCTTACCATATTTGCCTCGCCCTTTTTAAGTCCGTCTGTTCCAAAAGAATAATGATATTTCCGACCCGCAAAATCAAACTCGGTGCATCTCTTTGGTTCTACGAGGCCGGAGATTTTCTCATCCGGCCCGAACTTATAAATTGCGACACAAAATCCACTTAAACATTGCTCGAGGCAAATCTCATAACCATTTTTCTCAAACGAATAATAAAATTCTCTATCATCTGTAATTGCATGCTGAAAATCTTTGAATTGTAGCATATTAGCGATGGTTAGTTTCATCATCCTTTCGTCTTGCAAAGGTGTAGAATTCTTCAATGCGTTTTGCCAACTTAGTGACATCCTGCCATTTGAAATATTCTGCGGTTAGCTTAGCCCTCTCCTCTGCTTGAGCTCGACTCATTCCGTGTTTGTCGATAATCTCGGTCAACCTTGCTCGATATTGTTGTTCCTTATAGATTAAGTCCTTATCGATAACTCCCTGCATTGAAAGAAAGACAACGGATTGGTCTGACCAAAAACTTGAATTGAATGCTTTTTTATCGGAGATGGTTGTTCTGATCGTGGTTAAAGTTTCCTCTATGTAATTATAAGCCTTGTCTGCTTTTTCTCTCCACTCATCATCATTCAGCCCGGCTCTTAATTCTTCAACCGATGGAGGGTTTCCATTCTCTCCGCCCGAGATGATTGAACCACCGAACACCGAAAGCACTCTCTCAACGACTGACATATTCTCGGTTCTTAAACTTTCAAGGTATAAACCCAATTCCCCGACTTCCTCCTCCGTGACACTTCCCGATGCTTGAATTCCGTTAATCAAATCCTCGAGTTGTTTTTCGAAATATGATTTTCGAATTTTACTAATCTTCACCCCACAAATTTCTCTTTCAGTTTCCTTGACCTCGGCCACCGGTTTGTCTTTTTTGACAACCGGCTTTTTAACAATAGCTTTTTTTGGAGGCATATATTTAGAATGGGATGTTTTCAACTCTTATCTCTTGGTCTTCCCCCTCATCGACTGTGACGGGTGCATCAAAATTTGATGGTGCTACCGATTGGCCACCGGCATCCGGCTTAGGTGTTAAGAATTCGAAATTGCTAACAACCACCTCCGTGACATAAACTTTTTTCCCCTCATTATTTTGATAGTCACGAGTGACAATCTTCCCCTCGATAGCGACTTTCTTCCCCTTAGATAAATAATTAGCGAATGTGTCAGCAGGTTTCCCCCAAATAACTAAATTGACGAAATATGTGACTTTCTGCAACACTCCGCTTTTGTCTGTGTAATTATCACTAACTGCGATTGATGTTTGTGCCACATGTTGACCCGATGGGGTTGCCTTAACTTCAACATCTCTCGCTAGATTTCCAATTAAAATGACTTTGTTCATAGTCGTAATATTAAAATAATTTATAATTTCCTTGAGGTGTGAGTAAATCTTTCAACTCCGGCATATCTTTCAAGTTTTTCGGATTGGTTTTGATATACTCCATTTTGCCATCGACTTTCTTTTTCTCGATGATGGTAGGTATCAATAACTCATTATTGAAAAATTGACGGACTCTCTCAAGGTTTAATCCATATTCACCTTTCCCCTTTCCACTCGGCCGATAAACTAATCCCCCGAATAAAATCCAATCTCCAAATCTTGCACTCTGGTTTTCATTCGTGAATAGGTGCTTAATTTCTTTTCGATTGAACTCATAAACTTTTCTCTCATCGCACCACTTCCAAACTTTATGCAAAGCTCTGGCCATATCAGCAAAGAAAGCAATTTTTCTTGCACCGGATTTCCGGCCACAACATAAACATTTTTCTTCCGAGCCATCTGCGATGTGATATTTGATTTCGTTTTCTTTTATGAAATCGAGCAATAGTTTTCTCTGGCCATCATTCAACTCATCACTTTTCATCATCAGTATTTTTCCCATACTATTTGATGACTGGAACGAGGATTAAACGGTAATTCCCCATAAAGGTTTTAACCTTGTTTAATAACTCGACCACATCGTCATTAACTATGATCGTGATGGATGGGTTAGAACCCGCCCAATCGACTTTGGTGATAGTGCCACCGAATTCAATCTCTGGGCATTTACCCGACATCTTTTCCATCTCCTCCTTGATGTTGTTGATGGTATCGATGCAGTTTTGAATATCGGCATCCTTTTCTTCTTTGAATAACTTGTTATCTCGAGAAACGCGCAACTTGTTTGTTTCTGCTTTTTCAATTCTTTCTAAATAAGGCTCATCATCGAATTCAAATCTGCCTTGATAATTTAGAAAGGCTTTATCTAATTTAGCGACAACACTTAGAGATAATGACCACCCGAGTTCATTCTGTTTCCAAGCGATTTGTCTTAATTGAAATTTGCAAGTGATTTTTTCACTTGGCTTGATAGTTGCTTCGGTTAGAAACTCTTTCTCTTTTTTTGCAACTTTTTTGGTTGCGACTGCTTTTACCTTAGTCATAGATTTGATATTTAATTATAATAATTTTTTAACATCATCCTCAATCATCACTAAATATAAACAAGAGAGGAAAGCCTTTTGAAGTTTGGCATCGGTTTGAAAAGGCTTAGCCTCGAACTCTCCTGTGTCTTTACCGAAACGAACAATCCAGTTCCGGTCAAAAGTTTTTTTCAATTCTTCTTCGTAAGCAATTCCATAACCACTAACTTGATAAATATAATCGTGGTAAATTCCGTTTGAGGTCTTAAAATCGATTAAACAGAATTCCCCATCAACGATGGCCACACAATCAAGAGTTCCAACGAAATTATATTTTTCCGAATAGACCAATTTTTCAGTTGAAACGAACTTGACTTTGTGAGTAGTTTCCCAATCTCTAAATGCGAGATAGCAATTTTTAACTTCATCATCCTCCGGCATCGGTGGCATCTTCTTAATCTCTTTTAGTTTGAATTTTATATATTCACTAATTAGATCGTGAGCCATTGTTCCCTTATCGGCCGCCTTGTCTTTGAATTCCCGATGAGCATTTTTCGCCATCGTAATATCTGGCCGAGTAATCTTTCCGATTGTATCAAGGATGAAAAAGATTTTTTCCTCCATCATTTTACAAGCCCAAGGGATTAAGGCGGGTTTATTTAGAATGCTTATTGCCTTAGTGACCGACTTGAGCCATTCTCCATTATCTCGGCGAATATAGACATGCTTATAATTTCCGTATTTCTCATAGAAATCGATTGTGACCCTGCCATCGTAAAGTGTAAATGTGCGAGTTGGTATCTTCTCTAATTTAGCCATATGGTTATTTCTTATTGATAAAGACTGGGCAATTCAATAAATCGAATAATAAACCCTTTGCCTCATCTTGAGTTAGTTTGAAACTTGCCAACTGCGACCCCGTTAAATCATTAAACTTCTCAATCATCTTCTTGCCATCTTCTTTTGAGATTGTTCCGTTGATTATTTTAACATTACACTCCTTAGCAATCATAGTGATTAACTTCGTGTAGTAATCGACTGGTGCGATTTCTTTGGTGGTGCTTGGTATAAAACCATGCGACCCGATTTGAGGTTGTGATGGCAATTCAGTTGAACCACTCGTCTTGATAAATTTGTTTATCATTTCGATTGCGACCTTTTCCGGTATCAATTTTCTTTTAGCATTTCTTTCAGCCTTACTGACTGCCTTTTCTAATGCGAAAGAATTTGGGTAGTTGCCACTCTTTCCGCCTTTCTTTGTGAATGGTTCGAACTTAGCACCGATAGCAGTTTCACCCGATAACATATTCTCCGCAATTAAGATGACACTAATTCCCTTTTGACCCTCTTGTTCGGCATTTGTGTCTATTTTAATACTATCGGGAACGATGCGAATTTTAATCCCCGAGTCTTTTTTCTTGGTAAGTAATCGGGCCATCTCATTGACTCCCGAAACAGTAAGACCGGTGACAGTCTTTCCGCCCTCCTTGAATGAGTAAACATAACTCTCGACTGCCTTGCCTGTTAATTCGGCCTCGATTGCATCATCATCCGCCATCTCCGATGCCACCACGAAAGACTGGCTAGGATTAACCGGACTAAAAACAATCATCTCCCCCTCGTGAACTCTACCCTCCTTGTTTGAAGAAACTGGTTTGACCTGCACAGTTTTCTTCTTAGCAGTTTTTTTAACAACTGCTTTTGCCTTGACCTTAGTCATAAGATTGTTGTTTATTTAATTAAATTATTTTTCTCTTTCGATGATGATTATATTTCGATTACTTCTCTCCTTGCCTCTCTCTTTTCGTAATCGAATGCGACCCTTATCGGCCAATGCTTGAACAAACTTTTGAGCACCCGGAGGGGTCATCTCAAACTTTGTCGCAATCTCTTGCCGAGTCGGGCTATAACCCCAATCAACAACATAACCGAGAATGTAAGCGAATATATCTTCTTCTCGATTTGTTAATGGCATTTTAGCTGTAATCATAAATCTTCCCTGTTAATTATTATGTTAGTATTATACACTATTTTATAAACCTACGCAACACTATTTTTCCCCGATAAATAGGGTCGTAATTCATTGTCATTTTCGATGAGGTTATAGAAATCCCCAATCTCTAAAATTAAATCCGATGATGTTCTCCACTCATCAATCTTTTCTTCGGTCACTTCATCTAATGCAACAATATAACCAATAGCCTTTTTTAACATTTCACGATCGGACTCCATCAGTAAATCGCCCTCATAAAACCTTTGGCCAGTTTGACCCTCGTGGCTATCAAGTAAATTCTTAATAACTTTCAACTGCTCACGAGCCTCATTAACAAATTTGATAATTAAATCCGCCTCTCGAACCAATAGACTTGGTTGTAATTTTTCCAAATCTTCTTTTTTAGTGAATTCCATAAAATAAAATTTAATTTTTATAATCTCTCCTAACCAATGTCGCTTGGTCTGTAAATAACAAAGGAACACTCTCGCCCTCGCCCTCATATCTCCATGCAATAATCACCGCCTCGTTGAGATGAATATTATAGCCAACATAAACGCCAAACACTCTGCGACCCAAGACAACATCACCAACTTTATATTTTGCTTTGAATTTCCCACTATCATCGCACTCTCTTATTTTTTGATAAAACATAAAATTAAACTTTAATTGTGACATCATCCAAGACCTCCAACAATTCACGAGCATCAATCTCCCAATTTATAATCCGACCAATCATCTCATCGATGTCATCGAATTCCCCGAGGGCATCACCATCCAAGATGATTGATTTCCCGTGACAAGTTGTCGTCAATTTATCAGTCTTAGCACGATGTCTTGTTAATAATAAACCTAAATCGGAAGAATAAACGACCACCTGTTGCCATTGTGTTCCGGTATTTTGAATAACATCATAACTAAAACTAATAATGCACTCATCACTCAACTTCTCGATATATCTTTCAATCTCGAGTGGGTCTTTGACATCGATATTCTCGACCCCGAACTCCTTAACCAATACATCCAAAATAATATCGCTTGTTGGCATTTTTACTTTTTCCATAAATTTGATTATTAAAGATTTTTATATTTATTAACATTTGAAACCCAGTTTGTGCAATGGGTCAAACCATTGGCATCTTTCTTATTTGCGAATTTCGCGCCAATCCATTTTTGGCAAATCTTCATCGCATCGTCCTTCCCCTCATCTAAATAATAATTTCTCAATGTCTTGGCCATAGTTCTCGCACCGGCCGACTCATCAACAAAGCATCTCAAATAACTCCCATCATTTCTGTTGACCATATTGCCACCCTTTAGACCCCACCAGTTATGGCAATTTTCACGATCGTATTCTTTATAGAAATATTTTCCCATCCCACTCTCAGCATTTGCGATGCCAAGCAATAACCACTCCGGAACATTAAACTCCTTTGAGGCATTCTTGATTGCGACACCCATGTCATCGACAGTAGCATCCTCAACCTTTTTGATGTCCTCCTTGATATTCGTTTCCTCTTGATGCTTAGGCATCGTGATTGAGGTTTGGTTCAACTGACTCATTTCCTGAGTCAATCTAATCGAGAAACAATTAACAACCATTCCGGCAATCAATCCAACTATTAGCAATAAGCCGATTTGTTTTTTCAACTGCTCTCTTTTTTGTTTTTGAATTCTTGATTTCATACTTTTAGAATAATGATTGTTGTCTTCGCTGAATTGAGTCAAAGACAGTTTTTAGTTTATAAATAAATTCTCTTTCATCTTCCAACTTGATGCAGATATAATCCGACCCATATCTCTTGGCATCACCAGTCGAGAACCCACCAATCGAACCGAACCCGACAAAATCTCCAAGAGTGCAACCCATTTGACCCGCTTTGATTTGGTTAATGGTTTCTCCATTCTCGACACTCGACTTAATCATTCCAACCGCCAACTTGTAAACATCGCAGGTGGTCAACTTTCTCGCCAACTCCTCGCCTTTTATTAAGTGGTCTGGTTTCATACTAGTCTTGTGATAAATCAACGCCCCTCGCATAACCTAGAAATTTATTCTTATAAAGAGTTAGAACCCCGAGGCAGGTGTTAGCGATTTCCTGTTCACTCAAATCCGAGTATTTATTATCAATCATCGCCCCATAAATTTCTTTGAATAACTTTTTTTGAGCATCCTCCTTAATTGCTTTTCTTTCATCCTCTCTTTCTGCATCCTCAATCGAATGGTCAAAGTTTTCAGGGTGAGCCATTTTTTCAATTTCTTGATCGTGGTTAATCATAATTTATTATCTTAAAAATTTAGCTTTATTAAATGGGTAAAATTTCCGACCCCATAACTTGGCAATCTGCTTTGCCTCTCGATTAAACATTTCCTCATAATCAGTTATTGCTTTATGGTTCAACGCCTCATCATAAGTCATCGCACCGAGCATCAACAGAACTTTCACTCGATTGGCATTTCTTAATAAAATGTAATTCTCTTTTTTCATATATGCGACCGGAGAGATGTGGGGATTTCGTTCACACCTCTCCGATTAAATTATTATTTAGAACTGAATTTTTCAGCGTTTCTTATTAAAGCATCTTGGGCAGCACTTGCGATTGTATAACCATAACTCCCGATAGCCTTTGTCATTGCAGTTTCCATGTTATCTCCTTTTTGAATGTGGAGAATTATATCATCGACACATCTTATAATTTCCTCCGTCTTATCATTCCCTCCATCATTCTTTCTCTCGATTGCTTTTTTGTTCTCTGTGTTCATAAATAATTTATCTTAATTTAATGATACTACAATTATACACCTTTTTATAAACCATTGTAAAGCAATCAAATAGTCTTATAAACATTAGGGTATTTTGTTTTATCAACAGGCCCTTTCTGTAAATGTAGATGGCAATGACATCCCCGGCATAATGTTATTAAATTTATTTTTTCATCATTAGTTGGAACTTCATCAATATGATGAACGATTAAATCTTTCTTTTTTTCAGTTCCGCATATTTGGCAAATATAATTATCTCTCATCTTTATTATTTTCGTTAAATTAAACCATTTTGTTTTACCTCTATGGTTCAATCCCTTGACTAACTGATTGACTCTTTGAGCAGACACCCCAAATAAAACACCAATCGCCCGATACGATAACCCTCTATCTTTTAGCTCAATCATTTTTTTTACTCTGTCCATAAATTTATATCTAATTATTATGTCGCAATCGTATTCCTCCGTTGATATTTATCAAGTCCTATAAACAAAGGGGTTAATAAGCCAATAAAAATACTTTCAAATTATTGAACATTTGAATTGTTCTTCGAGGAACAAACAAAAAACCACCCTTTCGAGTGGTTGTTTGTGCAGGTCAAGGCAAAACTTTCCTCCTGCAATATATTTCAATGTGCTAGGAGGCCTTTGTGATCGTAAGTTCTCCATCAACCCAACTTTTCCAATCAATAGAACCATCGGGCAATTTCGGTGTTTCAATTCCGAAATTTAAGCAAAGACTTTCTAATGCTTGAGGTGATAATGCAGGTAGCCAAATTCCGACAGCAGGTGAATTTTTATCTTTGATGATTTTAACATTTGCTTTAGCCATATTGTTATAGTTATTGTCCTTGTCGATATAAGTCCAAGGGCTTTGAATATTATTAGTAATAAAATAATCCTCTTTTAATTTTTGCCATCCATCGACACCGGTATCATTCCCCCACGAATTCAAATCTCCGATGTAAGGTTTTCCGTCACCATCTAATTCAGCGACACCGGCGAATAATGCGTGACCCCATTTCCCCGAACCGACTGGCGGTTTTGGGTATTCTGATTGCCAAGTGCCATTGTTCTCGCCATTGACCGCGAAATAGTTTCCAAGACCCAACAACATCGCCCATGCCATCACATCCATCAACTCCTTTCCACTTCCTGCGATAGAACGATATTCCTTGCCTTGTAGCGACTTTCTGACAGCGATTAGTTCCGGTGACTCGATTGGTTTAACGAGATACTCCGTTTCTGTCATCGCATTGACCACCAAACTGCCATCAGACAGCTTAAAGGTGTCATAACACGGAACTAAGTCCTCCGAGCCGATGCCCCTCTCTACGGCCAATTTGAGGGCATCACGGAGATAGCCACCTTTACCGAACCCGATAGAGGTATAAGCATAAACATCCCGAGCAGAAATCTTGACCCATTCGCCAGTTTCAATGAAATTCAAAACCTCTAAATAATAGGCGAGTGCTTGACCCGTGCAAGAACCGGATGAGCCTTGATTTTTGACCGGTATCTTATAGGGCCTTAATTTCTTATCATTAAATATTTTTATAATTTCCTTGTATCTCTCGACCCCCCAACCATTCCGGCCACGAGTTCCGAAAAATTCTTCTTGGTCTTTGCAGATTTCTCGAACTGCTAAGACCTTTCTAATATCAAATCCCATTTTCCAATCAAAGGGTGCGACTGCCGTGAACGCAAAATCACGAGCATCGTCTTCTTGAGGCATAACACCCCCGATAAATTTCCCCTCGATGTTTAATTCTAAATCTTTGTCCTGCATAAAGTTTAGTTTTACATCCCGAAAATCACATAGGTCATAAAAGCGAGGCTCAAATAAGCCAACCCATTTATTACGACCCAAATTATTTTCCAAAAGATTTTCATTTAATTAAATTTTTCTTCGAGCAAATCATTTATCTTTGCCTCGATTTTTTTAGCGGCCTTAAATCCTAGTAGGGCCGAATTCTCCAAGATGCTTTTTATTTCAGTGATAGCGATGAACCATTCAACAACATCATCGAACCACTCCGGCATCAAAGAAAGTTTTTGAGATTGATGAGCCATTATCAAAAGCAATAAATAGAAAAAGAATTTATAAAACACCTTAGAAAATTTCCACGATGTAAATTTTTTTCTTCTGATCGCATTTGCTGTGCCAAAAATCCAATCAATAACTACGAGCCAAGCAAGGACTTCGATGATGACTGCATCATAACCAATGCAAGAAAAGAGGTAGCCTCCCACTATTGAGATAATCGCCTTAACCTTAAAATTAGATGTGATTGAAATAAACGAATATTCCCACGCCTCTTTTACATGCATATGTTCTTTTTGTTTTAATTTATTATTTACCGGCATATGGTAGCGAGGCATCCCCCTTGTAGGCGAAAAAGAAACCGGCAACCAATAAGAGAATTTCCTTGAACGGAATTTGAGCCAAGACATCTTGACCCGATAAAACTGCTTTGATTATTGCCATCAAATAGGCAATACATAAAACAATTATCAACAGCAATAAAACGACTTTTGTGACTGATTGTAAAATGTTATTCATAGTAAGTATTAAGTTAGATTATTATATTATATTATTAGCGAGATTTTCGACCAAGAAATACCGCTAATGTTAAATAAGAAATCGATGTTTTTTGACCCCGACCACTTAACATAAATGTAAAGAGCCACTTAACATTTTTGTCAGAGGCACTTAACATAAATGTCAACTGCCCTCCCGTCATCAACTTTTCATCCACAGTTTTATCAACATAGTTATAGGCCGAAATTTCTTCCGGCCTCGAACCTTTCAAGAGTGGCTTTCGAGCCACTTAGATGGAGGAATAAATCCCCCATTCGGACTGAACCACACTTCGGCGAGGTAATCATAGATTTCGGCAGGTGTTAGATTTTCAAACACGGTGTGAAAAGAATTGTGAAATCCATCGGGCACTCTTTTGATGTTTTGCCTTTTTGAATTTCCTCCTCGACTCGATGGAATGATGTGATGGTCAGTAATCGTTAAATTGTTTTTTCCCATCATTGCCTCTCTTTCTTTTTTGTTTAATGAACGATTGTGATTATATTAAGCCAAAAACTTAAAACTAATAAAATGAGTAATCCCCCCGAGAGCAATATCGCAATAATAATTGATTTCATAAACGACTAGGCGATTAAATTTCCGTAGAGTTGCCATGTATCAGTCGCAATTTTAATCAATGTCGCTTGTCCTCCTGCACCGGCTATCGACTTATAACTTGATAAAGAATTGATGGTGACTCCTGCACCGGAAAGAGTTACTTTTCCCGCACCTCCTTGAATTAAATAGATTTCAGTTCCTATAGGGAAAGCAACGACCGAATTAGTTGGGATGGTGACAGCGATGGCAGATGCATTTGTTAGAACGACATACTTGAAAGCATCGATTAACGCCAATGTGTAGGTAGTGCCGACCTGCATATTGTTCTTGATCGGAACAGCCAAGACACCCTCATTGTTTAGTCTTGGTAAATTATATTCCTCACCAGTTCCGGCAGACTCGATTGCATTATTTCCACAATCTAAATATAGAGTGGCATTATTTCCCGAGATGTCCGTTCCTGCTGATGGTGTCATTAGTTTCAAAATCTTAGATGCACGACCAAGAGTGGAGGATGTTATAATATATTTATTTGTAGAATATGCGACTGTTTCAGTTTTGCCGGTGACAGCACGAATGGCCGCCTGAACCTGCGATGCGATTAAACTTGTAGATAGAGCAGTTAGAGGTTGACCATTGACGGTAAAATTTATACCTCCCCAAGCATTCATGCCAGACAAAATGCCCCCACTATAAACGCCCTTATAAGCACCCCCCAAACTGTTGTTTCTTATATTTGCCGAACCGGTTGTCTTTCTAACACCGATTGCGTATTTAACACCTGCCGATAAAACAATATTCAAAGATGT